ACCCTGTCTCTTGGTTACCAGCCTCCTTAGTCAGGCTTTAAATTGGCTACTGATCGCTCGTTAAATTGTTTGCACCGAGCAGCAGACACTTCACCAGATCAGTAATTAATTTATTTAACCTGCAAAGGATTACCCACAATGGCTGGGAACCAATATTTAACTATCGACATGATCACTGCTGAGGCGGTGATGCTTTTCAAGAATAGCAACCTGTTCATTATGAACATGGATACTCAGTATGATGACCAGTTTGCTATTGACGGTGCGAAGATTGGCGACACCCTTCGTATTCGTCTGCCGTCTGACTTCATTGTCACCGATGGCCCCGCGATGCAGCTTCAGGACAATACGCAGCAGTTCACTTCGCTGACTGTTTCGTCTCAGAAGAACGTCGCCACTCCGTTCACCACTGCTGAGCGCACGATGAGCATTGACCGTTACTCAGAACTGGTCATGGCTCCGATGGTTAACGCTCTCTGCGGTAAGGTTGCTTCAACCATTATGCGCGGTTCTGAAGGTGGTGTTTGTAACTTAGTCGCAAATACTGACGGTGCTGGCAACATCATCTCTCCGACTATGGATCAGTTCACTGGTGCCAATGCGGTGCTGGATGATCAGGGCGCTTCCATGCTGGATCGTCGCTGCGTTCAAGACCCGACTTCGGATGCTCGTACTGTCAGCTCGCTCGCTGGCTTGCTCAATCCGTCTCAGGAAGTCTCCGCTCAGTTCCGCAGCGGTATGATGAAGTCTGGCCTTGGTTATGATCGCTTCTTCCGTGATCAGACTGTCATTAAGCACACTACTGGCACGTTCTCTGCTGGTGGTACTGTTAACGGTGGCAACCAGTCTACTTCTACCTCTGGCGGCAACATCACTGTTAACGCGATCACTGGCACGCTTAAGAAGGGTGACATCATCACCTTCGCTGGCGTGAACGCTGTGAACCGCGTCACCAAGGATAGCCTTGGCACGCTTCGTCAGTTCGTTGTGACTGCTGACGTTGCCAACGGTGCGACTTCGATCCCGATCTATCCGGGCCTGATCGCTTCGTCTACTGGCGTTGCTGGTGGTCCTGAGCAGCAGTACCAGACAGTTGATGCTTCGCCGCTCAACGGCGCCGCAATGACCCTGGTTACGCCCGCTGGTTCGGTCTACCGCAAGTCGCTGGCTTACACGCAGAAGGCCGTCACGATGGCTTCTGCCGACCTTGTCATGCCGAAGAAGGCTGTTGAGGAAGCGGCTCGCACGTCTTACGATGGTGTCAGCATGCGTATGCTGACTGACTACCTTCCGATGACTGACCAGCTCGCCACCCGTCTGGATGTGCTCTTTGGCTTCAAGTATATCCGTCCGGAATGGCTCTGCATCGTAGCTGACCGCGTGTAATAAGTTAAGGGGCTGGTGATGAGCCAGCCCCTTTTTGCTCAATCTTTACAATCAATTGCAGCTTTTACGATAAATGAATTCTTCTTTTCTCCTGACATTTCACGAGCAAACTTAATAGCTTCTGTTTTTGAAACGTTTTCAATAACTTTGACATCAGAAGAAGCATGAATAACGTGATATTTGGGAGTGCTCTTGCGTGTCATTGAATTAGCTCCGTTTTCTGTGATTATTTTTATACAGGCTAATAGTTCTATCGTCAACATCTAAAATTAAAAAACTAGGGAAAATTCATAATGTCTCTCACCTCCTTTCCTGAGCCTAAGGATTTAGAAGTCGATTTCGTTGCTCGCACTGGTGATAGCCGTCCTGTCAGCTTTCAGAAGTGGGATGTTTCCAACCCCCATCCTGGCTACGGCAAAGACCCGAACATTCTCAATGAGTATGGTCACACCAAATACCCTATGTGGGTAGGTAACGTGATTGTGAACAATGAGGACGAGGAAAAGGCTGCGCGCGGTGAGACCGTTAAGGCTCCTGCTGAAGCTGCTAAGCCTGCTGCTAGTGGCTGGGGCTCTTAATTAAATGGCTACAGCGCGCGATTTTATCACAATGGCAATGAAGGAGGCTGGAGTGCTTGGCTTAGGCCAATCGCTCAATGCTGAGGACATTAATGATGGTTTCACGCTGCTGAACAGGATGTTGAGCCAATGGCAGAAGCGCCGTTGGTTAGTTCCTAACCTATATGACGTTTCTGCTATTGGAAATGGTTCTAAATCTAACTTGATTGGTCCTGGTCAATACTATAACGCAGCTAGACCAGATAAAATTCAAGCTGCTTATTTTAAGCAGTTGAACGGTGGAGGGGGTAGCAGTCAGGTCAGCTATCCCCTAATTCCTATATGGAGCTATGAGGATTATTCGCGCATAGCTCTTAAAGAATTGCAATCATGGCCTATGTATTATTTTTATGATGCTGCTTTTCCTTATGGGAATGTTTTCATTTGGCCTGTGCCCACATCAGCCTATGAAGTGCATTTGATTTGTAAAGGCCCGATTGGATTTACAATTGAGCTAGAGAATGGGGTTATTACCGCTCCTGGTGCTGGATATGTGAACGGCAATTATGTGGCTGTGCCGTTCACTAATATTTCTGGCACTGGTGGAGGCGGCTTAGCTAACGTCACTGTGGCTGGTGGAATTGTTACGGCTGTTGCAATCTCTGATCCTGGTGACGGCTATAAGATTGGTGACACTTTAACCATCTTAAATACCAACCTTGGTGGAACTGGAGCAGGTTTTATTTGGACTGTTACAGAAGTTACCGATGACTTAGACGCTGAATTTAACATGCCTCCTGAGTATGAGGAAGCTATCCATTATAATTTATGTGTGCGTTTAACCAGCATGTATCAAATGCCTCCTAATCCTGTGCAGGGTTCTTTAGCCGCCATTGCTTTAAATACTATCAAGCGAGCTAACGCTCAAATTCCTAAGCTCCGTATGCCTCCTGCTTTACAGTTTGGTGGCAATTACGGCTTTTATATTTTCAACGCAGATCAGCAGTAAATGAGCAGGCTACCACTTCTTAGCGCTTCTTATGCGGGGCAAAGCGTAATCGCTTCAGGTCAGGAGTGCGTAAATCTATATTCTGAAGTGAATGCCAATGTCGATCCTCAGGCACCAGTTCCTATCACTTATTATCAAACTCCTGGCTCAGAATTATTCGCAAATTCTAACATAAACGCAAAAGTGAGAGGTGCGTATAGGACTAGTATCGATACTGCATATTTTGTTGTTGGGCCTAATGTTTACTATTTGGCTAATGATAGAACCGTTATTTCTATAGGAAGCATATCAGATACCCCTACGCAGGTATATTTTAAAGATAATGGGCATTGTGTAGTTTTGGTAGACGGCACTAACGGCTATGTTATTGATATGGCGTCTAATGCTTTTTCTATCATAAGCGATCCTAGTTTTCAGGCTGCTGACTTTGTAGACCTTTTAGATACATTTTTTATTTTTAATATATCAGGAACCAATCAATTTTTCATTTCAGTATCTAATGCGAATTATACTCTACTCAGCACAACTGGTGCTTTCGATCCTTTAGACATAGCAGCTAAGTCGGGCTTCAGTGACCCTATTGTGGGTATCGCTGTGGTGCATCGCGAGTTATGGCTAATAGGCACTTTAACTACTGAAGTTTGGATCGGCACTGGCGCTGCTGACTTTTATTTTCAGCAAGTTCAAGGAGCTTATATCAATCATGGTTCTTCAGCTAGTTATTCTATAGCTAGCCAAGATGTTTTAGTTTTTTTCTTGCAGCAAGATCAGCAAGGAAATGGACTCGTGCTCCAGGGTCAAGGTTATGATGTAACTGAAATTTCGACACCTAGAATAGTCGCTGAATTTAAAAGTTATGTGACTTTATCTGATGCTATAGGTTTTTGCTTTCAATTATCTGATCATTCTTTTTATGCTTTAATTTTTCCTGCTGCTAACAAATCTTGGCTCTATGATCTTTCAACTAAGCAGTGGATTGAATGGAATTGGGCCGATGCCAATGGAGTTTTAAATAGGCATAGGGCAAATTGCTGCATGTTCGCATTCGGTTTAGTGTTAGTAGGTGATTGGGAAAATGGAAGAATTCTTAGATTAAATCCTGATATGAATACAGATTATTTCCCTGCTACACCCACAGGACCAATTACCAGAATTAAAACATTTGCCCACATTACCGGCGGTGATTATGAGCGAGTGTCTTATAAAAATTTTGATGCTGATATCACTGTGGGCAGCATTGAGGATCAGGAAGCTAGTCCTGAAATTTTCTTAAGCTGGTCAGATAATAAAGGTGTGAGCTATGGTAATCCCGTAGCTCAGTCTATGGGCAAAACCGGAGAATTCTCAACTACAGTTTCATGGAATAGATTAGGAATGGCTAGAGATAGAGTTTTTAAATTGCAATGGTCAGTTAACGCTGACATTGCATTGAATGGCGGCTTTGTAGAACTCGCTAAGGCTAGAACGTGACAACTAACACCAGACCAGTTCCAAATACTCAGTCAGCTGTCGCCGCTACGGCTGATGGTAAGATTAAAGTTTTTCTCATTACTCCCTGGACGCAATTTTTTCAGCAGTTTGTGCAGAAGGCTCCTGCTCCTGTCGATGTTAGCTCGTCAGCGCAACCTTATCAGGCAAACCAAAGAGGAAAGATTATCATGAATTGGCCGGCGGGCACCCCGACAGTGAATTTCTACAGAGGAAATCCTCCTCCGGTAGGAACCGACCCTATTATAAATTTGAGCGGTGTTCGCATAATTCCTATCGCCATTGGCGATACCTTGACTTGGACGTTTGTCGGCAATCCTGCCACTGATCCTACAGTTTTATTTTACGGAGATTAGGATCATAGACATGAATGAATTAGTTAGCTTAGATAATCTCAACACCAGAGATAAGATTTTCGCTGCTGAAGCATTTATGAGGGAGCAGCCTCAAGTTGAAATTCCCGTCAAGCATTATTTTTCACAAGGCGTCTACGCTCGCGAAATAACCATCCCGGCAGGCGTCATCCTGACTGGAGACATTCACAAATTTAAGCAATTAAACATTTTGTCAA